CGAAGACGCGGAGGTCCGTCCGGAATTTCACCGCACCGCCCGCTTGCAGGTAGGGAACCGTGGTCCCGGCAAGCGTCCAGGAGACCAGTGTCGTGCCGCCCATGGAAACGGTCTGGTTCAGCGTGTTAGCGAGCGTGGCCCAGGATCCAGTACCATCCCATTCAAGCGCGTAGACGAAGCCGGGCCCCTGGTTCGCGCTCGGGATCGTCGGAATGGAGGGCGTGAGGCTGGTCAGCGTGGTTGTGGCGACCGTGATCGGCGTCGAGCTGGAGTAGATCGCACCGCCCGATCCGCCGCCTCCCCCGCCACCAGATACGCGAGCCGAGTCCGCATAGAGCGCCCACCCCGAGCGTTTCGCCGTGTCCGCGATGTGGGAGGCGCGGGCGCTGTCCGGCACCCGGGCACGCTCGATGGTCATTGAGTCCCCGATCAACCCGTTCACCGCGTTGCTGTCGAGGCCTCCGGAGGAGTCGGGAGGCGCCCATGCGGCAGCCCCGCTCCCTCCCTGGTTCGTCAGGACCCAACCAGTTGCCACGCCGAACGTCGGAGGAACATGGAGGTCACCGTCCCGGGTGCTGTGGGAGATCTCGTTCCCCGTGCAGACGATCGGCGCATTGCAGATGTTTCCGGCGAGAGCCGCAGAAGTCAGGAGGAGAAGGATTTTCATAGGGTGCCTCATGCTGGCTGGAAGGCGATTTCGAGTTGGTGGATCCCGGTTCCCAGGTTGTGGCTGGCGTGCGTCACGATCCCGTAGGTGGGGACGGACAGCCCGCGCATGGCAAGCATCGTCTGGTTTGCTTTGTAGAAGCACCCAGCGTTCGCCAGGGCGGAAGCGGAATCATTCCCAAAGACGGTGATCTTCAGGTACCGTGGTTGCTTGCAGAGCCAGTTGATTCGGGCACCAAAGAACCCAACAGTCCCACTCCAGGATTGCCCGAGTGACCATGGGTCGTGAATCGTGTCATAATTCAACGACTTCTCGAAAAGGATGCCGGTTTGCTGGTACGCGGTTCGACAGGCCAGCCAGATCGCATAGCCTTGCGTCGAGGTGTACGGCGAGTTCGCGGGAGCGTTCCACCCATCCGGATCCCATCCGCTGAAAAAGAAGGTTGGGCGCGTCGGATCCCACGCCACATCCACGTTCCGGATGTAGGCCTGTCGGAGGTAGGATCCTGCCCACTTCTGGAAATTGATGGTCAAGAGCGTGCATACGTCCACAAGATCACCGGGGACCAGATCAGGAAGCGCTTGTTGGATAACGTCGGCGCTTCCATCCACCAGGGACGATGCGTTCTCCCCGGCAAAATACCAAAACTCCGAGAAGATTTGCTCGATTGCCTGGTCAACACGAACACCTTCCTGGTCTGGTGCTGGCGGATCAAAGGTTGCACCGAATACGCCATCTGTCACAAGCGTCAGGCCATATGCTAGCTGGAGTGGATTGTACCCATTTGCTCCACCGAGGTATCGCTGCCGGACCCATTCCAGGACCATCTCTGGGGTTGTATTGCCGCAAGGAATCCACCGGGAGAAATCGGTCGTGGCGGCAGAGAGGGCGCAAGATGACCCCTGGAAGGCGATAGTGTGACCAAGATACCCTGAAGCCCCAGACGCCCCCTGGAATACCGCCAAACCGGCGTAACTGTTCTCCATTATCAAATTCGGCAAGTCCACCCAGGTCGCCCCGCCATCTGTAGACTGCGAGATTAGGATCTGTGAAATCACAACCACAGCACCGTTGTTCGCGGCTACGAATGGGAATCCAAAAGTCCGCGCATGGACGAGCGCGTAGGCCCCGGAGGTCTTCCGCCAGACGCCAGACGCACCGACCGCCAGGAATGCACTGGTCGAGATCTCATACCCAATCCCGTTGAGGTAGGAGTCCACAGAGACATTGGACCCGCTGGACCCGTTCCACTCGTAGATGTGCCCGTTCTGGAGCACGAAGTGCCATGCGCTCGACCCGTCTGACGCCAACCCGTTCACCTTGGCTCCAGCCACTGCGGATCCAAGATTCGTCCAGGTGCCAGCCGTTGGGGAGGATGGGATGAATTTCGCAATCGATCCGTCCGAGAACCCAACCCAGAAGGCGGTTCCTGGAGGCGTCCCCGTGGTCCCGTTGGGTGTGTCCCCCCCGAAGAACGAGACGGTTCCGGAGTAGGTGTAGGGGCATGGGATCTTGGTCAGCACGCCCGGCGCACTCGCCGGCCCGAGCCAGATGTAGACATTTCCGGAGTCATTGGTCCCGACGGCCGCGACGTAGCCTGTGGGATGCCCGTAGTTGCACTTCAAGCTCGCTACACCCTGGAGCGTGTTCAGGCCGTCTGCGTCGCTGGTGAGGTCCTGGAGCAGGTTCCACGCGAGATCGTAATCGATCGGCGTCACTCGGTAGGTCTTGTTCCCCGCAACCCCTAGGAGCGTCGCAGGGTCCCCGTAGTCCGCGAACCCGACGACGGGATCGGTCACACCGAAAGGCCACACCACCACGTCAGGATTCGACCCGGAAATTTTCTTGAATCCCCACAAAATCATATCCCGGAGAGCGAGGTGCGCGTTCAGATGCGCGGTGGACGGGACGGAATCCTCATTCAAATAGACCCGGATCCCAGCGCGGCCCGTATAGGCTGAACCATTTCCCCATTTCCCCTGTAGATCGGAGAAATTCTTTGTCGCATTCATCCAATCGAATACGGGAAGCGGGCTTGCTTGTTTTACAATCGAAAAATTGTGCGTTTCCCCGGATACGCCTCCAACGAAACTCACTAGGATGCTGTTTTGAGGAATCCCGCCTTGATAAATATCTCCAGTTTCTCCGGGAGCAATCACCCCAAACGTGATGTTATAGACGCCAGATGTCTCTCCTGTTAGACATTGTAGTTGTGCGACAAAACTAGAAGATACCTGGAAATAGTCGTACTGTGCCCCAATGTCCATGAATTGGAGCATGAGCGCAATGATTATTTCCGCATCCGGAGTATGCAATCCAGTAACACCGAATGTTAGTTGCGGAGTCGCCGCAAGCGTATTCGGGTTCTCGTTGATGTTGCTAGTATTTCCAATCCCGTCCACAGACGTAAGCGAAAGAACAGCATCATCATTCGCCCAAATGAATACCGAATCAGCGTAACTCTGTGCGTTCGGCGTCAATCCAGGTCCCCCCGGATAGATCCTGATGTGCGCATTGATGATCGGTGCCGCCGCCATGTATCCATCCGGCGAGCTTTGGGGCGTCTGTGCGATCACTACACCAGAGGATCCGTCTACCACAGCTTGAATCCCGAATGTCGCCGTATCAGTGTTCGTAACGCCAACCAGAGGATCAGATCCAAGGCCCCGGAAATTCGTTTGATTCCCGGAAACCGCAAGCTGCGACGGGACGGCGTAGAGACAACATTGGGTGGGATCCAATCCGCTCGGAGGTACATTGTACGGCCCGTTGGAATTGTCGGGGTTGATTGTTGTCGCAATGGCCCGCATGATTGTTCGTTCCACATTTGTTGGAGAATGATTATCGGTCATATCTCCGATCAAAAGGTTTCCGCATATTTGATATGTTGCGCCATTTTCAAAACGAAAGTCTGCGGCCGTCGTTGTCCAGGAGTTCGCGCAATTCAAATCAGCAAACCACGTTCCGTCCGATGCCACGATTCGATATCCCGCGTTCACAAATTGCAGGATTCTGGCCTTCAGGTTGGCGAGATCTGTTGAGCCGTTTGGATAGTTGAAGCTGTCGAAGTCTGGTTCCAATACGAAATCCAACCATGCCAGCGTTGAAACGAATGTCCCTGAATGTTGATATACATCCACCGTTCCCGGTTTGTGATACAGTGTCGCAGTGGTGATTACAACAGGATTCACGTTGAGCGCCGATAGCGGACCCGAGTAATATGCTCCCCATCCAAACATTGGGATCTTTTGTGCGACGAGCGGATTTATGGATTTGAGCGTTACGCGCCGTGACCCGAAAGAGAATCCGGCATTTTGGGCAATCTGCGTCACTGGTGCTGTTAATTGATAATTCGGGTCCACTGGATTCTGTGGATCGTAGGGATCCACGGAGATCTGTGTTGCGACCCTGGTCCGGGAAAGCTGGGGCGTGTTGACGAAAAGCAAGGAATCGAGTTTGCATGTGATCTTGCCGCCCGAGGGGTCCACGGCTTGGATCATCATTTGATCCTGCTTGTAGATCGTGCCCGCCGAGTTCATCCACGCCCGGTAGACTGTGGCATTCAGGAGGGGGAGTGTTCCGGCCAGCCACGCGGCGGCGGCGGTGCCAGTGGGGTCCCACATCGAGATTGCCCCGGAAAGCGCCGTGGCGAGCCCCCCTTTGCCTCCTGAGATATCGAGAGCATTGGTGCGCTCGATGGCGTCAGTGTTCAGGACGCCATGCTGGAAAATGATCGCGTTCGTCCCGTCCAGCGTCTGCGTGGTGTCGTTGTCCGCCGACGTGAACCCGATGATCTGCGGGGTCCCACCGTATCCGATCCAGGGCAAGCCGATTCCAGACGGCGCGTAGATCATGGTGATTTGGATGAGCAGGCCGCCGCTAGGCATAGAGGGACATCTCCAATTTGGCCTCCCAGTAGCCCGCCACGCGGGTCACGGTAAGTTTTGTGGGCCACGCCTGGCAGGAGTACGGCGAGAGGCCAGGGCCGAACGGAACGGTAGTGGCCAGCGTGAACGGACCCGCACCTACGGCCTGGTACCGATACCAAAGGATCAGCGCGTCCATATCCGCCGCCGTGCAGTGGTCAAACATGACCGCAGCATCGCGACGACGCCCGTGCTGAACCCCGGTGTAGACGACGCCGGATTGCATGGGAAGCGGGGTGGCCGAAAGGCTCCAATCCTGGATCTGGTGCGCGACGAACTTGTGAGCCAGGAGCGCAGGGACGGATGTCGCGACCGGAGAGATGGCTCCCCGCTCATTCAGCCATGAACCGTAGCCGCTCGCCGCTGCGTGGCAGTCGAACTTGTAGCCCCAGAGCGGAACGACGGGAGCTTTCTGACCCATGCTGTTCAGGGGCTTGCCGGTGACGTTTTTGATCTGCCAAGTCTGGGAGGTCGCATCGTAGTTCCCGAATCCAGGGAAGGCCGCGACAGAGGGGGCGCCGGGGAGCCAGAGGTCAAATTTCCACCCCGGAGCGTATCCGGGCAGGAAGGCTTCGATATTTCCGCCGTTGGTTTGCCCGGTCCAAGCGGTGAACTGGAAATCCACCGTGTCGTGGACAAAAGTGGAGGTCCCCCACATCGAGACGGGCACCGGAGGTCCACCGAATGAATCGCCCCAGAGAATCCCCATGTCAGGGGTCAGCGTGAGGTCGCGCTCCATGCCCTCGAATTGGGCCGTTCCCGCAGAACAGACGATGGAACCGAGGCTCATCTGCCGGACCGGCTCGTCTGCCCACGCGAGCGAAGTTGGGTGGCCTGCGCGCGCGGAAGGATGGACGCGATCTGCTCGACGGAGTACCCGTGGAAGTGGAAGTGCGTCTCCCCCGTGTTGTTGGTCGTGTGCGATGCGGTGGTGATCTGCATGGGCACGATAGGCGTTCCGGCTTCGGGCCCGCGCTCGCCGAAGATCGAGGGGCCGAACGCGAATCCACCCGCCGCGTGCGCACCGAATGCCGTGCCGGATGCCATAGCCTGGAACCAGGACGCCTCGCCCGTGCCTGCTGCCGCCCCGAACGTACCGATGGATGCTGCCATGGAAGCGGGTGCCCACGCCGTCGAAACGACCGCCGCATCTGCCACGGAGTTCGCGGTCGAGGTGGTGGCCGCCGTCTCGGAAAATGCCATCTGGAGGATCTGCGTTTCGAGCCACTTGGTGGACCGCTCTGCGATCTGCTGGATCGCCTCGTTCTGGAGGTCCAGCTGCAGCTTCTTCTCGGTGAGCTTCCCTTGCATCGCGGTCGCGAGTTCGCGGGCCGCGAACCCCTGGACGAGGTTCGCTTCCTCGGTGATCTGCTTGACCTGCTCGTCGTGCTCTTTCTTCCGGGCGTCGGCGATGGCCTTGTCCCAATTCATCGTGATCTTGGCGGACTCCGCTTTGGCGTCCGTAGCCTCCATGATGAATTTCTTTTGGTCTTCGGCATCCTTGGCCTGCATTCCTTTGGTGACGCTGTTCCCGCGCCCAGGACCGTCCGCTTCAATTCCGTTCGGATTGGCTAGCTGGAATGCGGCGTAGGTGCCGCCCGTGGCCTTCTCGAATTCGGAATCGGCATGCGCTCCGAGTGCTGCACCTTGCTTGGCAATGATCTGCGCGATTTCCTGGGATTCACGCGACCGAATCGCCTTGACGACATCCGCATAATCCGAATACTGATCCGCGAGATTCTTGTACTTGATCCGCGCTGCGACGATTTCCCTTTGATCTGCGGAAGCGGACGCAATCACCTGCTCATCGAGCATCTTTTGCTTAAATGCCTCAGCGTCGTCGATGGCTTTTTGATCCTCCTCGGAAAGTCCTTCAGCCCCAGCACCTTTGCCGGCTGCTTTCGGACCCAATCCCTCTGTGGGATTCTTGGTCATATCCGCGATCATCGCCCCGCGAAGTTTCGGGGACACCAGCATAGCCAATCGCGTCAAGAATGAATTTTCATGATCTTCCAAAGAATGGACATCGTTCGCCAAATCATCTTTCGCGCTCTTGTGAATTTCGCGAATGGTGTCCAGGATGCTCTTGAATCCCTTTTCGGTGGCAAGCAACGGCCCGGAAGCGAGATCCCCGATATCAAATTTGATCTCCTCCCACTCCTTCGCCATCTCGATTTGGGTATTATGTATCCCTTCGTATCGTGCAACATCCGCATCAGAGAGCTTGTTCTCTCCCTCGATGGACCGCAGCGATGCGCCACCCTCTTCCAGGAGCGGCGCCAAGTCCTTCCACGACCGGCCAAGGGCGGCGGACGCGAGCTTGGCCCGCTCCATCGGGTCCTCGGTGGCCGCGAACTTGTCGGCAAGCTGGGCAAGAGCCTCGATGGGGTCTTTGGATGTGATCCCAAGCTCTCGGATGGCCTTCCCGTTCTTCCCGAGATTCATCTCCATTCGGGAGATCGATCCGGCCACTTGGTCCACGTCCATGCCCAGGGGCTTCACAGTAAGACGGAGGCCATACAGCTCGTTGACCGTCAGGCCTGTGGACGCGGAAAGGTGCTTGAGGTGGACCACAAGCTCCGCATTCTCGGAAGCCATGTGAGCCATCTCCATGGCCCCACCAGCGAGGGCGACAGGCAGGAGGGCCAACGGGTTCGCTAGGATGCCCAAAGCGCTGGAGAAGCCTCCAATACCCGAAGACAGTGCAGGGATCTCGTTCGCCGCGTTCTTGATCCCACTGCCCAATGCCTGGAAGCCGGTCGCGTGGGCGGGCTTGGTCATCTCTTCGATCTCGTTTTTCAGCTTGGCGGCTTCGGCCTGCGCGGCCTGGAAGCCGGAGTCGGTCAGGAGGGCTTTTTGGGCCTGGAGCTTCTCAATGTTCCCTTGAACGGATTCCGTCAGGTCTTCGATGGCCTTCTGGGTCGCTGCTTCGCCGCCGATGACGATCTGAAAATTCAGCTCTTCAGCCACCGCTAACCCTCTCCATTATTCGGCTCTTGCATTGCGCCATCAGCCCGCTCAGACACTCGACGGCACGCAAAGCGCGAGGGGGTTCGCGCCAATACCCGCCGACCCCGATGCATCCCGCTTTCTCCCACCGTCGCAACATGCTCCCGACCAATCGGGCAAAGTCGTCGATCTTCTCCGTCGGGTCCATGATTTCGCTCTTCCATTTTCCCTCCGATCCGATCCATTCGCACTCGACCACGAAACCCGGTGCCGCCAGCGTGAGGCCGCTTAGGACGCTGGCGTAGAGGGCAAACCCTCGTTTTCCTCAAGGGTCAGGGTTGCGCCCCGATCGATGGCCCCGATGATCTCCTCCCGGAGCGATCCGCGAAGGACCTCGGGAATCCGATCCTTGAGCCGACCGAAGTCCAAATCCTTTTCCGTCCTGGACTGGAGTCCATTCCATCCGGCCACGCAGGTCGAGAGGTACTCAGCATCGATGGCGGTTTGTTCGGGTTCGATGTCATTGGTGACCTTGCCCCAGGCCTTGCCCCAGACTCCCACCAGTTCCAGGAACTTGGCCTTGATGTCTGCGGCGGCGTCGTCGCCCGGCTTGGTCCACTTGTCGCCGAACAGCTCCGAAAGCTCCTCGGCCACCCCTGGCACTTCGGTGCGGATGGCGGCACGCTTCTTCGAGAGCAGACTCGCGCGCTTGGTCGCCAGGGACAGCGACGGCGCCCGAAGCGTGAACGATGGCAAAGAGAGTTTCGCCTCCCGTGCCGCTTCGGGGATGTAGTCCCATGTCTCGTCTGGATCGACACCGAACAGAAGGGGGGTCGTGGTGCCCATGGTGGCCTCTTAGGTTTCCGCCCGGATGATGGCGTCGTCGCCAGCGTCCGTGACCTTGTTGAGCCGGAAGACAAGCTCCGACGTGGTGATCGAGGACCGCTCCCCGATGGTGGCCGTCTTCCGTTGGGCCGATCCTAGCGTGTAGGTGATGACCTTGCCTGCGCCGGTTCCGAGGGCGAACGAGATCGACTCGGCGGAGCCCGCGAAGAACTTGGTGAAGTCGTCGGCGGTGGCCCTGGGAGTCGTCTCAGGATCAATGGTCAGCGTCGGCTTGAGGCTCGAAAGGATGAACCGCTGGATCGATGTCTGGTCGGTGATGTCCGTCTCTTCATCGGCAGAGATTCCCCAATCCAGGGAGAGCTTGGATATCAGACGCGAGACGCCTCCGACCGTGAACGAAAGGCCCTTGAACTGCGGAAGGTTCCCGAGGACCGTGTCCCGCGTGGTGATCGCCACGGGTGTGCCAGCCAGGCCGAACACCGGGAGGGCGGATTCGTAGGCGATCTTTCCTTTGATGGTCCAATGGATGACGCCCTGGGCGCCGACGGTGAAATCCTCCTTGATCGCGGTGACCGCAGCGCCTGCGATACCGATGCGCCAGGAGGTCGTCCCGTCTTCCGAGATCAGCTCGACGCCCACAGACATCTTGGTCATCGCAGAACTGTTCTGCTGGCGCGTGACGCTGGTGGAGGCGACGATGGTCGCCGGGCCGAAGAACCCAGCCTGCCAGAGGAGGTCCATTCCAACGCCTGCGGTGGTACCCACAACGGTGCCGGCCGCGCCCGAGGTGTAGTCGTCGGTGTCGAAGGTGATCTCGGCATTCTCGCCGTAAAACAGGGAGAAGGAAGACAGGAGCGTCGAGCCGTCGATGTTGCGCTCCACCTCCTTGATTCCGGCTTTGATCTTGATGTTGCGGTACGGGGTCTTGGCATTCGCGGCCGTGAACACCGAAGCGGCGGTCATCCATGTGCCGGGAGTCGTCTCCTTGAGGAGAAACAGGTTTCGGCGCGACTTGTGGAAAACGGACATGATCTGTCTCTCCTAGTTGTAGGTGGTCTGGTATTCGGCGGAAGGATCGTTCGCGGCGTGCCGGACCACCACGTCGAAATGGAGCGATGCGTCGGCAGGGCCGTTGGGAGTTTGGGAGAACGCCGTCGCGCCCTGGGTGAACGTGTTGATGCACGCTCCGCCCTGGGAGATGTCCTTCATGATGGCCTTCTCCATGTCGGCAAGGGCGGCGGTGATCTCCGTGCGGAAGCTCGATTGGATCGCCACACACACGTCGATGTGGAAGTGAACGTGCACCTCCACCTGCGAGTAGTTCGCCTCGTCCCCCTGCTGGCGTTGATCGTATTCCGACCAGTACACGGAAGCGGTCGGGCGAAGCGGTCCCACCAGGGAGTTGGTGTCCAGATCCTGTTTGAGCTGGAGCACCTGCTCGGGAAACCAATCGTAGTTGTAGCCGTTCGCGACCCGTGCCACGGTGGTGATCGTGGTCTCGATGTTCTGCGCGACCTGCTCGATGTAGGGAAGCGAACTCATAGCGTGCCCGCGTTCATTTCGGCGATGGCTTGGGACTTCACGGCCTGGAGCCGATCGGATCCGCGGACCTTGGCCTCAGTGGCGAACGGCGCAAACCCGAGCCGCGCCGGGATCTCGACGCTGGTGGCGAGGTTGTAGACCATGCGGAGCTTTTCGTTCTTGCCCTTCCCGACGGACTCAGCCAGGAACAGCCCGTGTTTGCCGGTCTTGGCTCGGTAGACGAACAGCTTCCCCGGGTACTGGCGAGGCCCGAGGAACTTCGCGCGTCCTCCGCTGGTCATGGCGGGGCCATCCTGGACCGGCCAGGCGAGGCATTTGCCGCTCTTCGGCCGAACCGTTCCGCCTGTCTCATGGATGCCCGCGTAGTTGGCGATCTCGCCGTCGGGCGTCTTCATCCGGGGAAGGAAGCGGAAACCGGATCGGACAGAATCCGGAGCAGTCTCGAAGATCGGGACAAAGGACCGCGTCAGGTCACCGGACCACCGCTTGAGGCCAGGACGGCCCGAAAGGTGAGTCTGGACAAACGTCCGGTGCTCATTGATGGCCCATGCGTGCGACGCGTTGTAGAGCTTGGAAAAGGCGTTCCGGAATCCCGGAGCCAGCTTGCCCATTCCCGAAGAGTCGAACTGGAAATCCATCAGATGACCGCCTGGGGATCGTAGTACTCCAGGATCTGAATGACGCCAGGCAGGAGTGCGTAATCCTTCTCGAAGGTGCTCGTCCCGGAGCCGCTGGTGGTCGCCGTGCGGCCCAAACTATTGCGCCGGGAGTACATGTAGGCGGCTTGCATGTCGGCGGCTTTGGCGAGGTCCGCGTAGTCCGAGAGGATGCTTTCCTGGATCGTCTCTCCCAGGGTCAGATTGGCGCTGCTGGTCGATCCCGTCAGAACGTCCTGGAAGGTCAATCCACCTGTCGCGATCTGGATCGATGCGGTCATGCCCACGGGATCGAAGGAGACGATTTTCCCCGTGGTCCCCGATACGGACGTGAACGCCTCGCCGACCGTTGGCGTGCCCGTCACCGATTGGAGGCATTCCAGCGAGGTGTCCACGGAATAGGCCATCCCGCCGATGTAGGTGATCCGAAGCGGGGTCCTATTCGACAAGCGGGGATAGTGCAGCTCGTTTTCGTCCACGAAGTAGTACTGCGAAGGGTTGAGCGTGACCCAGGCACCGCCGTTGAAGTACTCGAACTTGGAGATCGAGCGAACGGGCGCCCCAGCGAGGTAGGAAATCCCCGACGGGTTCGCCCATTTGGGCTCGACGTACTGCGTGACCTGGATCCATCGACTCATGTACGTCTGAAACGCTGTCGAGACCGCGGCCAGGCACTGCATCAAATCGGGATCGGCGGCGACCGTCGAAACCCCCAGATTGCAGGCCTGGCGAACCCTCGCCAGTGTTGAGAGGTACATGAGCGACATGGACTAGGCTTCCGCCTCGTGCTCGGCCGGCTCGACAGCGACGGAAGTTTCCACCGGGATCGGCGTGCCGTTCTGGACCGACGCAGGGAACCAGGAGGCCAATCCGTGGACGTTCCGGAACACCGGGTCGAGTTCGTCAGGAACCGTCAGGACGCCGGAAGACTGAGACTCGAATGTCTGGTCCCCGTGCTTGTAGGTCGTGGAGGGGGTGGTGTAGAACTGTCCCATGATGCACCTCGAAAGGAAAAGGGGCGGCGTGCTGTCCACCGCCCCAGGTTTTGAACTAGGGATGGACGTTCTGGATCGCGCCGAAGGCACCGGGCGCGTACATCGCCATGGTCTCGACCGCGTAGACGCCGTACTCGTAGGCGAGACGGGTCATGGGCCAATCGATCGCGAAGTAGTCGCGCTGGTAGTGGACTTCCACCGGGTTCGCCATGTTGGCCGAGGGGAACGGGACCTTGTCCGAGGAGAACAGGATCGTTCCGTCCGGGCAGTTCGGGTGAACGTGCAGCACAACGTCGTCGTTGGTGATCTTGTTGAGGACCGCCGTGGTGCGCTTGGGGCGTCCCATGGACAGGTCGCCACCAGGAGCCGCATCGACGCGCAGGATCGGGGCGCCGGAGTTGGCCACGATGAGCTTGTCGATCGACTGCGCCATGTTGCCGGAGCACCACACGTCCGTCGGAGACAGCTTCCAGTTCGTCCAGAACCAGTTGAAGGCGTTGTTCAGCTCCACGATGCCAGCGGCGCCGTCGGAAGTGAGCGAAGCGCCCGTGCCGTTCAGGAAGTACGAACCCGAGGAAGGCTTGGCGATCAAGCCAAGCAGTCCGTCGAACTCCAGCGGGTTGGCGCTGTTGTCCGCGTTCGGGATGGTGGTGAACGTCTGCGACGTGGTGGGCACGCGCAGGATGGTTCCCGAGGCCACGGTGTAGATGCCGTACAGACGAGCGCCTGCACCGACGCCGACGAACAGCGCGTAGGCCGCTGCACCCTGGACGGGAGGGACGGACCAGGTGATCGTGCTGGTGGCGCCCGTGGTGATCTGGACGCCCGCAGCAGAAGGCTGCGCCACGCCACCGGGGATGGTGTCGGTCGAGCTGGTGCCCATGTTCGTGCGGGTGTAGGGGATCACCAGGGCCAGCGTGGTGTCCGCCGTGTCCGAGTTGCCCACGCCACCGGCCAAGGCAAGGCCCTCGGTGGTCAGCGCGGCGACGTAGACGTTGTAGGTGGCCGCGGCAACGCTTCCGCCCGTGGTGGACGTTCCGACGGTGGGGGTCGGGGTAAGGCCAAGGCCCCAGGACGACTGCCCGCCGAACAGGACGGCTTCCTCGGAGATCATCAGCGAGAGCAGGAGCCGACGCTGCACGTCAGCCGGAAGGCTGGTGAACTCCAGAGCGGCCAGATCGGCCTGCACGGTCACGCTGTCGTCGAAGCCGATGGACTTGTAGACGGCGCTCATGTTGGTCACGCCCGTGGTGGACGAGGCGTTGCGGTTGCCTTCCGAGATGCCGGGGGTCAGCCGCGCGGTGTTGACGCCGGTGATGGCCTTCCACTGCGTTGCCACGTCGCCAATACCCTTGACGCGGGGGATCATGTTCCGCAGGGGGGTGACGAGAGGGATCAGTTCCTTCGCGGGGGCCTGGAGGTCATAGGCTTTCAGTCCCGTGGAGGTGGTGATGGCGCGCTGGAGCTGCATGATGGCCCGAGTCGCGTCGGTGAGGTTGAGGATGTCGGACATGACTTACGCTCCCTTCCGGCCGATGAAAATCGGCTCCTGGTTCTTGTTGCGGATGGCCGCACGCTCGAACCGGATGGCTTCCGGGAGCGCGTTCCATTCGGGGGTTCCCTGCTTGGGGAATCCATCGTCGGTGGGATCCTTGCGAGAGATCTCCACATGGTCTTCGGCCTTCTCCAGGGTCCGCACCGGCTGGGCACCGGCCACGACGGGCTGGTATCCGTCGGGACGGATGGAGCGGGTCAGCGGGGCGCGGCGTTCGAGCTGCGCGAGGCGAGCCTCCAACTCCTGCACGCGGCGATTGGATCCGCGCTTGAGGAGAGAGACGCCAGGACGGCCAGCGTCGGCACGCTTGGGCGGCACGGCGGGAACGTCCTTCTCGACCTTGGCCTCCGGGTCGCCGGCTTCGACGGGGTTGTCGAGACCTTCGGGGGTCTCTTCGCCGTCCTCGGGATCGTAGGCGGTCATGGCCTTGGTGTGGGCGATCAGGGCTCGTCCGAGGCACCGATGGGCGTCCTGGGCATGCGCCAGGACCTGCGGAGTGGTTCCCCCGTCCTGGTGCTGCTCGTCCAAGGTCGAGACGAGGTCTTCGATGGCCTTCAGGTGCTGCGAGAGCAGGCCGAAGATGTTGACCTCTTCCGCTTCCTCTTGGGGCGATCCAGCGGCACCGCCAACGGTACCGGGGGCGGCGTCGCTCATGTCGTCGTCCCTCGTCACTCCCACTGCTCCGACAGCCGGGGGCTTCCCGGCTACCAGCTCTTCCCGGCTTTTTCCGGACATGGTTTTCTCCTTGGGGCTGGAGCCCCGGTTGTGGATCCCGTTCCGAGCGGCTGCGCGGAACATCGTGACCACGGCGCCAGGATCGGCGGGGCGGTCAACGAGACTGATTTCATAGAGGAAGATTTTCGAGACAATCTTCCCGATGACTTGGACGGCTTCGCATCCGACGGAAAACGCCTTGAGGACGCCCGTCTTGACCTTGTTCCAGGTGGAGTCGTCGGCGACGAAGACGGAGATGTGCATCCCGTCTTCCTGCATCTCCCATTGGCGAACGACTCCGGCCGCGATGTCCTGGTGCATCTCGCGGATGTTCCCGAACTTCATGTATTCGGGCCACGCTTCGAGCATCGCATCTTTGGTGATGATGTAGCCGTCGGTCGCTTCCTGATCCGTAGCCGCGATGCCTTCGACGATCCGCTGTTCGGCGTCCACGCGACAGATTTTGAACGAACGATTCAGGCGGCGTGAAGGCTTGGCGCGGCGAAGCGCGGGAAGCGACTTCGGGATGACTAGGGGCTTCACGGAATGCTCCTTGCGACTGAGGTACATCTGCAATTTGGGTGCAGAGGAGGAGCCTGATTCCCGTCCTGGTACGGGTCATTCAGCGGGATCCATCCCTCGGCCGCGTTGAGGATGTCGTCCGCTCCGTGGTTCTCGTTGGATCCCAGGATGGACCGCTTCTGGAGCTTCAGGCCCGAAGCCTTCCAACCCGCGAGCTTCCCTTGCTCGTCCGCGTTGACGATTTCCGTCGATGCGATGGTCTGGGCGCGGGCGCGGCTGAATGCGTGGTCGTCCTTCAGGACTTCCGCGATCTTCGAGGTGGTCCAGTTCTCTTCGGTGGCCTGGGCAGTCACGTCGCGGATGGATTGGCGGCAAATGTCCGTCACCCGGTACTCAGGACGGATCGCGTCCACGACCTCGCCTTCGTCCGTGACATGCTTCCCGACCAGCCATGCCCCCCGCTCCTTGGCCCATTCGGCGGATTCCGCCTTGAACCCGAGCTTGACCGCGGCTCCCGTTTCGTCCAGGGCAATCGATGCGGAATCCCCGAAGATGGATTCAATCGACGGACCCACGGCTTTGAGGAAATTGTCCTCCTGAAGGTTGATCGTGTCCGGATCGAATCCATCCTCGGAGTCCGCACGCTGGACACGATGGATCGATTTTCCGATCTCTTCGGCGGCATGGTTCGCGAGCTTCTGGAAGTAGGAGAAAACGGAATCGGTGATCGCCGTTTCACGCTTGACCGCCAGGGCGCGGGACCGCTTGGCGTTGAACACGGCGCGATTCAGGCGGGCAACGTGCGCGACCTGTTGGGCTTCCGGAGGCTTCGGCGCGGCCACGGGAACCGGGGCGCCCGGCGTCTCTTCGGTCGGAGCCTGTGGAGGCGCGGGAAGAAGCGGGGCATCGCCTTCGAGCCCGAGCTTTTCCCGCGCCTCGTCCACGCGCATGATTCCGGATTCGACCAGGATCTGGCAATGCGCCCCGAGATCGATCGGGTCCGTCTCGTCAATCGGCGCGACGAAGGTCTCGATCTCCTCGAAGCCAAGGTATTCCTGGACCATCTCGTCCAGGAGGCTCTTGACCCACTTGAGCTGGACCGAAACGCCTTCCTTGGAGCTTTGGTCGCGTGCCGTCTCCGCGGTCGCCCGGTTGACCGCCTTGATGAATGGCGTCGGCTCGACGGCGAAGGTGTAGCAGATGATCCGGGCCATCCATTCATCGAAGGCGTCGGCCAGGACGGCATCTTTGAAGGGGATGAACTTCGAGGCGGTGTCGGCCGGCACGAAGCGGACGCGGCCAATCTTCTGCCCCTCGATCTCCCCAGCGTCCCAAATGCGCTGGAACTTCTCGACCTGTTCGGCTGTACCGGAAACAGGAACCATGCCCTCTGGAAGGTTGCCGTCGGTGAAGTACCCGAGCTGCTGCATCTGGCGACGGATCGTGATGTTGGCGTACACCTGGATCTGTTCGACCGGGCCGTACCCGTAAAGCGAATTGATCCGGAGGTTCCGGGGCTTGTAGATCAAATCGTCCACGCTGTAGGAGATCGCGGAGATCCCGTGGAGGACATGGAGGAAAGCCTCGTAGGGCGCCGCAGGGATCCGGCCCATGTCGGTCATGAGCGGCTTGATCGTCGCGCCGTCCACCTGCTCGAAGGCCAGGATGTCGCCCTGGTCGTTGCGTTGGCAGCGGATCGCTACGGCGTCCAGGACGTTGAGGTCCTCCTGGATCATCCGGAGCCAAGTCTGGAAGTCGTGGGCACCGTCCGGGCGGCGGAAGAACTTGCGGCACCACTGGACACGGGGATCGTTCCGAGAGGCTTGGCCCTTTTGGCCGATGACCCGGAAGTCCCATTCCATTCCGCAGATCTGATCCTTGCGGGTCTCGATGACCAGCCGAAGGACCTCGACGGAATCGGCTAGGAATCGGAGTTGTGGGAATCGGATCGATCGGGAGCCGAAGTCCTCGCCGCGCGGCTGCACAATGGCATTGACGTTCGGGGAGAAGTCGAATTGCCGACCGGCCACGGCGTCAGGCGGTGCGACTCCCTGCAGTGGCTGTCCGGCTGGGAACCAAGAATCCTTGCCCATCAGGAGGGAGACGGCGTTCTTTGCTCTTGTCAGGAAGCCAGGGCGTTCAGCCATTGCAAGGGAATTGAATTTCCTTCCGGCATGGGCGGGATTGTGCTATCTTATGGATAAGCATGGATAAGCATAAGCCGTCAGGCTACCCGGAAGGGACGATGTGGGATTCCGCGACGATGTGCCGCCGTTTGGGCATTTCGCGGGCAACTTTGGACCGACGCTTGGCGAATCCCCCCGAGGGATTCCCGTTGCCTATCCGCGTGGGGCCTCGGCTCCTGCGCTGGGAGGCTGCGAAGGTGCTGGCGTGGATTGAAGCGTGACCAACCCCTTCCAGACCCGCTTCCGCAAGCTCTCCCCGCTGTCCGCTGAGATCGCCGTCGCTGGCGTGGCTGGCGACACGGCAGAGCGCATCCGGTCCCATATTCTGGACCTAGCCGACCAGGGCACCCGGGCCGCGCTCCTGGACCTCGGTTGGGCGCCCGTGAAGCCTGACGCGATCTTCCGGACGGTGCGGGAGCAGGACGCGGCGATCCGGGGATTGCAAGGGCGGATCAAGGACCAATGGCCGGAGATCGAGGCCATCCGCACAGATGCGAACGCGATCCTCGAAGCGGCGAAGGCTCAGGCCGGGGAACTTCTCGACGCCGTGCTCTTCGCGCTCCGGGCGATCCCACTGGACCGGCCTGCGGAGGCCAGGGAGGCCGTGGACGCGATCTGCAAAGCGATCATCGCGGCGAAGGACTAGCCCACCCTGGAGAGCCCAGGAACGGACGGCGGCGTGCTCGACGGACTGAGCCGCCGCCGTTTTCGTTTCAGTACTGGCGCCTCACCCGTTCCTTCGGTGTCTGGCCTTCGGGCGCGGGCGCCTCTTCCTTCTCTTCGGCCGTCACCCACGATTCCAGCGTCTTCGCCTGCGCGATGGCTTCCGCCGCCGTCTTCTGCGTCTGGATCGACAAGGCGAGGTCCAGGCACTTCAAGCGGAGTTCGGCGAGGTCCACTTACGCCACCCCGTACACGGTGCCGCGAGCCTTGCCGGTGCGCTTGATCGCTTTGGATGCTTCGAGCCGGGTCAGCGCCTGCTTGAGTTGGATCCCGTCGAATCCGACCTTGCCAGTGATGGCGGAGGTCCCCAGTGGCGTGGCGGAGGTGTCCAGGGCTTGCAGGACGGCGGTTTCCGCGTCCTTGTGCGGGATCTTCGCGTGGCGCGTCCGCCCAGCCTTGGGGGTCGTCGCGCCGGTCAGAGCGGTGACCTTGACTTCCAACGCAGTGATGGCCGAACGGTGGCCCGCGATGGCCTCCCGCATGGCAGAGACTTCTCCTGCCTTGCGTCTCAGGATCTCCGCGTGCAGGTCCTCGGTGGGAATGGTCTTCAGGTGTTCGGACATTCGATTCCTCTTTCGTTTGGTTCCGATGAATTCGGAGAATGGAAGATACGAAAGAATCGATTAAACGTGGAGGATTATTCGATTAGGCTCGCGCTTTCCCAGAAAGGAAAGCGTCCATCGCATCCCCATCTCTGGAAATCTCCGTGAATGCCCTCGCCAATGCGTCTAATTGGTCATCGTGGACCTGCCCGTCCGTCTCCATCTCCTCGATCAGCGCCCGATTCCACATAGCCCGGACCATCCGCACATTCCCGCCGTTGACCTGCGAGGCGAGCGGCTCCCACCGCGTCCGTTTGGCTCCTGTCTCTGGCGAGGTTTTGAAGATCCACCCCGCGAAGTCCTTGACCATGCTCTGCGCCTGGTCCTTGCCCGCCTGCCCGGGATCTTGTGGCCAGGAGATCACCGTCGCCTGTCCGTCGAGCTGGGCTTGCTGCTTTGCCATCGCCCGGGGCTCGCCGGTCTGCTTGCGGGCGATGTCGAGGATCCAGTAGGCGCCGTCCGTGGCCCGCCCGAGCTTCGCGCCGACCGTGAAATCCCCCTTCCCCTCGGATGCGCCCGCGTCCCAGCCTCGGCATTCGGTGAGGTTGGCGGGGGCAAGTTCCTCGATTATGATCTTGGCTGGCTTGAAAAGCCCACCCTCCTGCGGAATCGGCCTTTGCTGGTGCTGCCCGGCGTACCCGACAGTCCCGAGATTCCGTTTCTCCGAGTCCACCACGTCGCGGGGGTTACGCGCCTCAAAGAACAGCTCACCCGCCTCGGTTCGCGGGTCATCCGGGTGCTTGTCGGGATCGTTGGCCTCGAACTCCTGCCGAATGCAGATCCGCGCCCATGCGTCAGGGTCCGTACCCAGAATCCACCCCGTCAGGTCCTTCAGGTGGGTTCGCTGTTGGATCAGGCACCGGATGCCCTTGGTCATGTCCTTCTGGCGATTTTGGAACGTCAGCCGGTAGGCGTCCGAGACAGCCTGGAGCTTGGTGTCCGAGTTGTCCTTGGTGTCGTTCGGGTCGTCGAAGAACACCGCGTCCACGCGCTTGCCGGTGCCCCTGGACCCGATGGTCGTCGCCTGCCGTTCGCCGCCCTTGGTGTTCTTGAACCACCCCTTAGCGTCCTGGTCAGGCGCGAGCTTCCACGCATTCCCGAAGCCTTTGTACCAATCCGAGGTAATTAATCCCCGGCATTTCATCGAATCGCGGATTGAAACGTCGTCGGCACCGGATACGAAAAGCGATGTCCATTCAGGCTTCCAAAGCCATACCCACGCCGGGAGGAGAATCGAAACGAAAGAGGACTTACCCGATCCAGGCGGGACATTGATAACGAGGTTCCGCTTTTTTGATTTCCCTCGGACCAGCGCCTCTAATTCCTTGCAGAATATATCCATGTGCCAATTCCAGATAAGCGGCGTCGATTGCTCGCCTGGAATCTCATTCCACGCGTGGATACAGAATTGCTTGAATGACCTTCGCGCCAATTCGCGGCGCATCTGGTCAAACCTCCAAGCTTTTTCGGCGAGGAGAGCTTTAGCCCCCTTGGGCTTCGGCTTCACGGATCTTCCGATCAAGGTCCTCGTCCGTCAGGTCGGCGTAAGCACGGGGGGCAGCATCGCCGGGAGGGGCAGGCAGGTCAAGGCCGCGCACCCTCCGGTACCCGTCAATTGCCTTGCGCCATGCGTCTGTCGTCTGGTTGAGGTCCTTCGGATCGAGCGAGCCTTGCAGGAGATCGCGGCACCGCTCCAGGATGGATCGGCCCACGTCGCCAGCGATGGTCATCACCTCGACATCGCGATCCGCCTCCGTGTCCTCCCCATTGGGGGGTTCGTTGGGGGGTTTTGGGGAGCCAGCGAGACGGGCCGCGACCTTCTCAGCCTTTCGCAAACTGGAATTCCGGTCCCCCCAAAGCTCTTTCCCGGCCCGCTCGGTGATGGACTTGTGGTCCACCCCGAACTCCCTTGCAAGCTCCCGGATGGGCTTGTCTGTCCCGATCCATGCGGCGCGGATGTCTGCCCACTGGTCTGGTCTAAGGCGTGCCATCGTTCCCCAAACATACACTCTCGCGCCGGGATGCGCTAGAGCTTGTGCGTCAGAGGCCATGCCGTGTCCATTTTCCCGGAGTAGCACGCGAACCGCCTGCGGATCGATCCGTCCACGACGTAGCCCCAGATCACGGGGCAGTCGTAGTCCGTGTCCAGCCATGTCGCCTCGAAAAGCTGGGGCATCGACCCGTCCGGACAGGCTCGCGTGGAGTCCTGGACGGTGTAGCCTGCGGTATCGGCTAGCGGAGGCTGGTAATACCCACAGGCGTAGTAGTTGGGCTCCCCCGTGATTGCCTCGGGCGGCGGGATGTCGTCGAGGCATCCGGTGAGCACGATGGCGAGAAAAAGAAATGGGACGTACCACTTGATGCGTTGCCAGAGGGTGGCGTCCGACGATCCATGAATTCGCCGGACCATCGCTTCGGGCATCACCGCCTCAATTCGACAGATGCGCCCGTCGTAGGCCATTGAAACAGCTTGAATCTCTTCAATCCATTCCCTCGGCGGATCCCCTGCGGTGTATCGGATCGTGAGTTTCATTCTGGATACTCATTTTCTAAATCCTCTCGAATCTCCTTCAATGCGTCCTTGATCCTTCCGAGGAATCGATCCCACATTGCATCGAGTTTTGGTTCCCCGATCCGATCCGATCCGATGGCTGGTAATGCCGCCTCGGTCATTGCAAGTGCGATCCGAACTTTCTTTGCGTCGTTCATCCCTCCCCCTCCGCCATCTCTGGCTATTGTGCCTCGTCCGGGAGCGTCGGCTTGGTGTTCTCGCGGAGCCATTGCGCTTGCTTGAGCTCTGCGGCGGCCCTGGCGGCGGCCCTGGCGGCGTCCCAGGCGGCGGCCCAGGCGGCGGCCCAGGCGGCGTCCCTGGCGGCGGCCCAGGCGGCGGCCCAGGCGGCGGCCCCGGCGGCGGACCCGGCGGCGGACCCGGCGTCCCAGGCGGCGTCCCAGGCGGCGTCCCAGGCGGCGGCCCTGGCGGCGTCCAACTCCGCGGCCGTCGCTTTTCCTTCCAGATGCAGGCGTTTGATCCGGATTGCCTCGGCAGGTCGATTGTCGTTCGGTGCCCACGCAGTGAAATGCGGGAGTGCGCGTTCGGCACAATCCAGCGCGAATTCCCATTGTTCGCGTTCCGTCAAAATTCCCGGCCTGAGATAGGTCCAGATGGCCCAATCTGATTTGGCGGTTGCGAGAACTTCGCGGATGTTTGCGCATTCGCGTGCAGCCCATTTGTATCCGGGCTCGCAGGCTTCATTTGTTCGGAGCCATTTTTGCGCGGTTTTGTTGAGTTTCATTTTTCTCTCTTACTCCCTCGCCGCCTGGACTCTGAGGCGCGAACCATTCCTTGCGGAAGCGAGTCCAGACGGCTTAGGATGACTTGATTTCCGGCGGTTCGCGTCGTCGGTGTGGATTGAACATACCACTGCGGCTCGGGGAAGTCAAGGGTTTTCTGCAGGCGGTCCAGATCCACCCCGTCCTCCACCCAGAGGATCCGTGGCCGTAGCTCCTCGATGCCGATACCTCTCCTTGGCTGGACTGGTGCGGTCGGCTCAATCATGATGCCCTCGCGATCTGGATCAGGATGTCCCGGAATTCGTGCGGTGTCCGCTGGCGTTGCTTGTGGCTCTGCGTGGCCACGATCCCGCATCATGCAGCGGACTTGTAGCCCCGTTCAGCCAGGCGCTTGGCTGGGAGGCGCTGTTCGGACGGCCCCCAAATCAGATCGGGAGGCTTGTTCCCGACCGCGAAAAGCCAAGTCCGCTTGCGGGCCTGATGCCCGTAATGCCCCTGCTCGACCTGACAGACCCATCCACCCGCGCCCTCCGTCCAACCGGTGCGCGATGGTTTCGGGAGCCCGAAGACCGGCCACGCCTTGGAGTTCGCGGGGTGCTCCAAGACGCCACCGCAGCGCCGGAGAGAGGCGAGAGCAGAGACAAAACATCCGCTGTCGTCGCCCGTCACGAATCCAGCGTTCTTGCGCATTGGCGAGCCGTCAGAGAATGCGCCCCATCGCTCGCACGGAGGATGCGCGACCACGGGATCCGATCCATCGTAGAACCTTGCGTCCCGGATGATGTCCCAAGGATCGCATTCGGGGATTCCGTAATAACATCCATTCGTTTCGACGAAAAGCGCGGCGATCATAGCGGCATCCCCAATTCTTCGCGAACCCGTTCGATTTCCGCAAGCTCGGGCCGAATCGAGTACGGCGGGTGGCAGTGGTCGATACACCGGCACGCGAGGTCCAATTTTTCGTAAGCCTCCAGGAGTCGCGAGAGGTCGTCAAGAGTGATGCCTCTCCTTGGCGCTGCGGAGGGGGTAGGAGGCGTCGGGGCGGTCGGTGCGCTGTTCATGCTGTCTTCCTTCCTCTCCAGGACGCCCAGGCCATCGGGATCGCCGCGCTGCCATGATCCTCCTTGAGTCGGTCCATGATGCGGTCGCCCGCCGCCAACTTGATCGCGTCGAGCCCCAGGTTGGAGATCAGGATCGTTGGGAGGAGGTTGTTGTACCGTCCGCAGACGACCGCGTTCAGCATGGCCCGCTCGTGGTCGCTGCCCAGGCCAGCACCAACCTCGTCCACAACCAAGAGCCCGCGCCCCATGAGTCGCCCCAAGATCCCTTTCTCCGTCGTGCCATGGTCCTCGTCGTTGTAGCTTTCTCGGACCTCCTGGGCGATCTCGGCGGCGGTGATGTATTCCCCGGCGAATCGGTTCTGGTCGATCCGGAAGCGGTGATGCAGGGCTGCGATTGCCAGATGCGTCTTGCCGGTGCCAGGGGGGCCAAAAAGGAGAACCATCGCGGAGCTTTTTCGATCCATCGCCATGCGCTCGATTGCATTTTTGGCTCGCTGGTGTTCTTTCGTGGGGGCCTCGAATTCCTTGAGCCCCTTCCCGATGTACCGGGATTTTACCCCTCCTTCCCTCTTGGCGCGATCCCATGCGCACGAAATTTCGATAGCCTCTTCCCGAGCCAAAAACTTGCGTCCGTGTTCGGTTGCGCAAATCTCTTCAATCCTGCATTGAAGCCTTGCAACCTTTTCTGGATCGAAATCGAATTCTCTTTGGCTCCTACGAAGCTCTCGTATCTCGAATTCCGTCCATTCGTATGTTCCCGCCTCGAATATGTTGGCTGGATGGACTGGAAATTCCATTGGCGCACGCGGACTATTTATTGTATTCGTCAAGTCCTGCGGTGTAATCCGTTGTGGCAAATCCATTGAATTGCACTCCTTTTCTTTGTGGTTTCTGATTTGTTTGCAACGTTCCTTCGCGATTCCATTTATCCATGCAAGCGTGCCAATCGACCATCTTCACCTTGCCTGTCATCCATCCGTTCGCTTTGTAGTGGTCCATCCAAGTTTCCCAGCGCGTGAACCCGATCTCCTTGGCGTAGGCCATCGCCTCTTCATGGGTGGGCGGAACAAATTTCGCCCTTCGTTCCTTCTTGGTTATTGGATCTTGGATGTTGGTTGTTGGTTCATGGTTACTGGTTACTGGTTGGTTCGGAGTCTGTTCGACGGTCTGTTCGGGGTGGTGTTCGGGCGTCTGTTCGGAACACCCGCCGAACGCTGTTCGAGCATCGTTCGAGCATCGTTCGGGTTGCGCACTCCCTTTCATGTCTTTGCGGATTTGGGCGGACCTTTTCCCGGCTTGGACCTTCTTCTCTCGGTGCGCCTCCGCTTCGGCCAGTGAGGCGGCCCCAAAATGGTATCCCGCCATCTTGATTTCGGACCAAGAGAACCGCAGGGTGTGCCCATGAGAACCCACCTGAAACCCCTCCAACCATTGGCCGCGCTCCTCTGTCGAATCGAGTCCCGCCATTTCCGCGCTGAATGCGTCCAGGTTGAGAAGAACGAAATAGGTGCGCTCGATCATTCGGTGACCTGGGCGCAGATTATCCGTCCATCCGCCAAACCGATTCGGAATTCCTTCGCCTTGAGCATCGCGAGGGAGATTGTCCCGGAAAGATCGCGGATTTCCTTGGCAGTCGTGACGGCATCCGTGAAGCAATTCGAGCACAATTCAACCTCTGAGGATTCGTCCCCCCAAATACGCTGAAAAGGCCGGATTTTCCTTGCCTCGGTGCCGCAGCATCCGCACGTGTCCATGTTCTCTCTTTCTTTCGTCGGTTTCCCCGTCTTCCCGAGGTGCCAGCCGGTGCGCCCGGCGTCAATTGTACGGGTCTCTCCCCGCTTGTCACCGATGGCCTGCGAAGAGCTACAACGCCCAGCCCGCACGGTTTGCGTCCCCTCAATCTACTTCCATTCCGCCACTCCCGCAACCGGAACGAGCGTCCCGGTCGTCACCTTCCCAGCGATCCATGCGATGCCCGCGGGCGTGAACCGCGCCTGTCGGAAAGCGTGGCCGTGTTCTTCCCCTACCTTGACCTCGAAGCGCCCGGTGTCGAGATGTTCAGCAAACGGCACCAAGTCCCCGCCTAGGCGGTACATGATCCGCCTGGACTCCAAGGCGGCCACAAATTCCCGCTCCCGGATCCCGAGGATCTTGGCGACCGCGCGGATGGGCTGCGAGGTCTTCGCTTGGACGTACCGGTCCCGGAACTCGACGGCGGTCTGCGCCTCTGCCAGGGCGCCGCGCTGGTCCTCGATGATGCGTTGCTGGTCGGCCGCGAGCTGGAGAGCGTCCGCGAAGGTGCGAGGGATGGCCAGGGAATAGCCTCCGGTGCGGCGGATCTCTGGAAGGACCTCGTGGGTGATCCACCGTTTGAAGGCCTTCGCTTCAGGCTTGCGGGACCCAAGGACCAAGGCGTAGAGGCCCGCCTCCGAAATCGTGGTCACCTGTTGGGGCCCGCCGGGGGTGTCGGTTGAAGCGACCCCCCTTTCATCTTCATCCAGGCGTGCGACTGCATCGCGAGGATTCGCGACGTCTAGGGCCCGGCAAACGTCGGCAGCGACGAACCACGGCTCCCCTTCCTTTTCGATGGTCCGGATGTGGGCCCCAATCGCTGGATTATCCCAGATGCGGACCTGGTTGGTGTTTTCTGGCTGAAATTCCACAATTTCCTCCAACGAAAAGACCTCCTGGATCGGGGGTTTGACGGACTGGGCACGCGTCCCAGCGGCCTTGCGGCCACCCCCGGCCCAGAAGGCCGAAATTGTTGCGTGATGGCTTCCGTAGTGGGCCGTCAAACCCGGGTGCGGATCGGTTGAACGTACTTCCCTGCTCCCTCTAGCGCAAGCGGCTCGCGCTTCGGATCCGGCCACAACGTCACCGGAAGACCCATCGCGGCCATGTGGCGAGCCGTGCGCCGGAACTCCTTGGTCTGGTGACCCTTGGCGTCCTCCCGGACCTCCACGCCGCCATTGAGGTACACGAAATCCGCCGTGTAGGTGCCGATCTCGACGCCCTGGACTAGGAGCGGGAACTTGACGTGGTGCCGAAGGTCTGAGATCTCGCCGATCCGCTGAAGGACGCGCAGGGTGTTCCAGCGGGAAAGTTCGAGCCCGCTGTCGAACACCTCGCCGTCCTGGACGCGCTTGCGGTTCCCCATCTTCGACCGCTTCCGCTCGCCCCGGATCTGGGCCAGGGCGGCGTCGATGTCCTCAGGGGTGCTCACGGAGCCTGCGCCGCGATGTGGATCACCTCCGGAGCCTGCGGGAAGTAGCGGAGAAGCGCTGGACAGAGCCACCCCTGCATGTGGCGACCAATCCATGCATACCAGTTTCCGCCGTGCTCCTCTTTGGTGCGGTCCAGCCGGATCATCGCACCCGGGAATTCCGTGGGCGCGAACGTGAGAATGATCCGATCCGTCGCGCCTACCTGCTCCGCGAGGATGTCGATCATCTCGGGAATTCCCGCGACGAACGGCTCTGCGACCAGCCCCATGGCATCGTCGTCGAAGCTCCATCCGCCGTTGACCCGGTATGCCAAAATCTGCATCAGAGCATTCACTTTCCGGCCTCCACGCGATCCAGGATGACGAGGGCGATGGAAGTCCGCTCGTCGTCGTGAACAGCGCCAGCAGCGCGACGGAGCGCGGCATGAACTTTGGAGCTGGAATACTCTGTCACGTCGTCGCCACATTCCAAGCCCAAAGCGCCCATCGCCTCGCGGATCCCACTTTCACACCAGCCTGTTGCACTATGGATGTCGTCTACCACCAGTGTGTCCGCGAACCACGGCGCGGCAAATCTTTGGATGAGATCGAACGCCAGAGACGCCCACTGTTCCCCGCTGAGGTAGAGGGCGCCTCCCACGCTGGTGGGGAGCTTGATGCCCTTGAGGTCGCATCCCCTCAGGTCGAGGGAGCCTCCCACGCTGGTGGGGAGGGTGATGCCCTTGAGGTCGCATCCGCTGAGGTAGAGGGCGCCTCCCACGCTGGTGGGGAGGGTGATGCCCTTGAGGTCGCATCCCCTCAGGTCGAGGGAGCCTCCCACGCTGGTGGGGAGCTTGATGCCCTTGAGGTCGCATCCCCTCAGGTCGAGGGCGCCTCCCACGCTGGTGGGGAGGGTGATGCCCTTGAGGTCGCATCCGGTCAGGTAGAGGGAGCCTCCCACGCTGGTGGGGAGGGTGATGCCCTTGAGGTCGTATCCGCTGAGGTAGAGGGGG